CTCAGCAACAAACGCTGATTGGTAATATGAACTACGTAGGCTTACATGTCCACACCCATTTTAGTTTGTTTGATGGGATTGCTACTCCAGAAGAATACGTGAACCGTGCAGTTGAGTTAGGGATGCCAGCAATTGCCATCACTGACCACGGTACTTTATCTGGGCATAGGGAACTGCACCGTATTGCAAAAGCAAAGGGCATTAAGCCAATTCTAGGTCTAGAAGGATACATGTGTGCAGACATATCTGATACACGAGATAAGTCTGAAAGAGAAGGTCAACAAGATCTTGTCTACAATCACATTATCCTTCTAGCCAAGAATCAAATTGGTTTGGAAAACCTTAACAAGATTAGCGAACTATCTTGGACAGATGGTTTCTTTAAGAAGCCACGATTTGATTTTACTATATTAGAAAAATATAAAGAAGGAATTATTGTTTCTTCTGCTTGCCCAAGTAGCGTTTTAGTTAAAGCACTTGAGGAAGAAGAGTTTGCTCTCGCAAAGAAATATATCTCTTGGTTCAAAGACCGCTTTGCTGACGACTATTACATTGAAGTTATGCCTCACAACGAAGCACACATCAATAAGTATTTAATTGAACTTGCAGACGAGTTTGGTATTAAAGTTATTGTTACACCAGACTGTCACCATGTTGACCCATCACAAAAAGAAATTCAAGAGTTCAAGTTGCTCATGAACACCCATGGCAAGTTTGTAAAAGATGCAACATATGATAAGTCAAAGAAAAAAGGCAACATGATGGAGCGCCTTGACTATCTATATGGCGAAGATCGTCAAATGTCATTTAATAAGTTTGATATCCACCTACTGTCTTATGAAGAGATTAAGTCGGCCATGGAAGCGCAGGGCATTGATAGACCAGACATTTACGCAAATACACTCCTATTAGCAGAGACAGTAGGAGACTATGGTATTCAAGAAGGACTAAACCTTCTACCAGTACAGTACAAGAGTCCTGACAAAGAACTTGCAAAGGTAGCACTAGAAGGTTTGGCAGAACGAGGTCTAGCAGAAAATCAAGAATATCTTGACAGACTTGAAGAAGAGTTACAAATTATTAAAGATAAAAAGTTTGCTCCATACTTTCTTGTTGTAAGCAATATGATTAACTGGGCCAAGAAAGAAGAGATCATGGTTGGTCCTGGTCGTGGTTCATCTGCTGGCTCTCTGGTTTGTTATGCACTAAAGATTACAGACATTGATCCTATTGAACACAACCTTTTGTTCTTCCGTTTTATTAATCCAGAGCGTAACGACTTCCCAGATATTGATACAGATATTCAAGATACTCGTCGTGAAGAGGTAAAAGATTATCTTGTTAGACAGTATCGACATGTTGCATCTATTGCTACGTTCCTTGAATTTACAGGCAAAGGAATTGTTAGAGATGTTTCACGAGTACTGAATATTCCTTTGTCAGATGTGAATAAGGTATTAAAGACTGTAGACACATGGGATGACTTCTGCACCTCTAAATCAACATACGAATTTCGTGAGAAGTATCCAGAAGTAGAAGTATATGGAGAACAACTTCGTGGTCGCATTCGTGGTACAGGAATCCACGCAGCAGGTGTTGTAACTGCAAAGGAGCCAATCTTTAGATACGCACCACTTGAAACAAGATCGTCTACTGGCTCTGATGAAAGAATCCCTGTCGTGGGTGTTGACATGGAAGAGGCTGAGAGAATTGGTCTGATTAAGATTGATGCTTTGGGTCTTAAAACTTTGTCTGTTCTAAAGAACACAATTGATATTATTAAAGAGCGAGATGGAAAGAAGATTGACCTTCTTAAGATCAAGATGGACGATGCCAATGTTTATCAGATGCTTTCAGATGGATATACAAAGGGTGTGTTCCAGTGTGAAGCAGCACCATACACAAACCTTCTTGTTAAGATGGGTGTCAAGAATCTAAATGAACTTGCAGCCTCTAACGCTCTTGTTCGTCCAGGTGCAATGAATACTATTGGAAAAGACTATGTTGATCGCAAGCATGGCCGTCAAAACATTTCTTATACTCACCAAGTACTAAAACAATTTACGGAGGACACTTATGGCTGTATTCTTTACCAGGAACAAGTTATGCAAGCATGCGTACACCTTGGCGGCATGTCCATGTCGGAAGCAGATAAAGTTAGAAAGATCATTGGCAAGAAAAAAGATGCTAAAGAATTTGATCAGTTTAAAGAGAAGTTCGTAGAGGGTGCATCAAAGTTTATTGCTCCTAATCTTGCTCGTGATCTATGGCATGACTTTGAGGCTCACGCAGGGTACTCATTTAACAAGTCTCACGCAGTAGCATATTCAACGCTATCTTACTGGACAGCATGGCTAAAGTATTACTACCCACTTGAGTTTATGTACTCAGTGCTAAAGAATGAAAAGGACAAAGATGCAAGAACTGAATACCTTATTGAAGCAAAAAGAATGGGGATTAGCATTAAGTTACCTCACATTAACGATTCGGATATTGATTTTAAGATTGAGGGTAAAGGTATTAGGTTTGGACTCAGTGCTATCAAGTTCATATCTGACAAAATTGGTGAGAGATATATCTCAGCACGACCTTTTAGTTCATATAAAGAACTCGAAGAGTTTACATTTACAAAAGGAAACGGAGTAAACAGCCGTGCACTCCAGGCACTAAGGGCTATTGGTGCTGCAACCTTTAATGATAATCCTAGAAATGATCAGGAGATTAAAGAGAACTTGTATGAATACTTAAACCTTCCAGAGTTTAACATTACTATTCCTTCTCACTACTATGCATTCATTCAGGATATTGTTGACTTTGAAGAAAAGGGATCATACATCTTTATGGGTATGGTAAAATCAATTAAGCGAGGAACAGGATGGTCACGAGTTGAAATTTTGGACAAAACTGGCAGTGTCGGTATATTTGACGATGAAAATACAACTATTGAGACGGGTCGTTCTTATCTGGTCTTGTGTAATGATAACAGGATTGTTTCTTTCATACCTTCAGATGAGATAAAAGAATCGTCACATGCTCTTGTAAAGTTCTTAAGTTACAAGCAACTTCCATACAAGGATGATGAGATGTTCGTTATTTCATTTAAGCCAAGAATTACAAAGGCTGGAAAGAAGATGGCATCTCTTACTGTTGCAGATACAAGCAGAGACCTTCATTCTGTTACAGTTTTTCCTACAGCATTTGCAAAGGCATACATGAGTATAGAAGAAGGAAAATCTTATAAGTTTGATTTTGGAAAAACTAAAGACGGAACAGTAACATTGGAGGATGTACATGTCAGTTAGTGTAGAAGAAGCATTAGCACAACTTGATCCCAAGTTGAGAAAAAGATTAGGAACTGGGGTTGGTGTTAACTATGAGTATCAGCCAACACCAAGTTTTGGTTTGAATCGTGCACTTGGAGGAGGTTTGCCTTATGGCAGACAGGTTCTTATTTGGGGATCAAAGTCTTCCGCAAAGTCTTCTATGTGCCTTCAAATGATTGCTCTTGCTCAGGCAGAGGGCAAGTTGTGTGCATGGATTGACTCTGAGATGTCATACTCAGAAGACTGGGCTAGAACTCTTGGGGTAGATCCAGAAAAACTAATCTACTCACAAGCAAGAACTATTAGCGACATGGTAGACGTAGGTGTTGGATTGATGAACGCTGGCGTTGACCTAATTGTGGTAGACTCTATTACATCAATGCTTCCAGCAATCTATTTTGAAAAAGATACAGATGAAATGAAGGCATTAGAAAACACCAAACAGATTGGAGCCGAATCCCGTGACTTTAGTAACGCATGGAAAATGCTTAACTATGCAAACAATAAAATTAAGCCAACTCTGCTTGTTCTTATTTCTCAGTCTCGTAATAATATCAATGCTATGTATACTAGCCAGCAGCCTTCTGGTGGTCAGGCTACTAAGTTTTATTCCTCATGTATTATTAAACTCTTTTCTTCAGAGTCAGACAATCAAGCGATTAAGGGCAAAATCAAGGTAGGAGATAAATTAATTGAAGAAAAAATTGGTAGAACTATTAAGTGGGAACTCCAGTTCTCCAAAACCTCTCCAGGGTTCCAGTCTGGTGAGTACGATTTTTATTTTAGAGGTGACGATATTGGTCTTGATACCATTGGTGATTTGGTTACTACCGCAGAACTAAACGGTATTGTAGAGCGTACAGGAGCATGGTATATCCTTCCTGATGGTACAAAGGTACAGGGCAAGGAAGCATTTGTGAATCGTGTAAGGGAGGATCTTGATTTGCAAGAATCAATCAAGGCCAAACTAAATGGCTAATTTTACTATATATCAAGGTCAATGGGTTTGCCACACATGCAAGGCTATAGTTCCAACACTAAGATGCTATGCAGATGAAAAAATGTTAAGTTGGATGTGCAAAGATAAGCACTTGACAAAAGTCTATTTAGGTAAAAGAAAGAAGAAGGATTTTGACGGAGAAGAGTGAGTCTAAAAGAATAGGTGCCAAGCAGCACAAGAACTCTGGGCGTAATACGCAAAAGGGAGATGCCTCTTGGAAAAACTTTGTCGTAGATTTCAAAGAGGTAGGAAAGTCATTTACACTAAATAAAGATGTATGGGCCAAGGCAACAACTGATGCCATGAAGAATGGTAAGGATCCAGCCATCGTTGTCGTAATAGGCGAGGGTAACGCCAAAGTAAGACTTGCTATAATTGAGATGAGTATTCTAGAAGACATGGTGGAGGAATAATGGAACAACAACAAACAACAATAGATATGGTAAATGGTTTGTCAGAAATTGCAGACTATATGGAAGATGAGGAACTTACAACAGCCCTTACCTTCATTGCTAAGATAATTATTAAGCCAGATATACCGCTCAATGTGGCTACTGTGGAGATCGTAAGGCTGCAGGCTATCGCTGCTAAGATGGCGTTTAAGGCTACATGGATGGCCAATGTTGACAAGTCAGATCGTGGCAAGAAGAATCTTTATTATACGGCAGCAGAGTCTATCAACAATCTTGTGTCTGCATTGAAATACATAACCCGATAGTCTGCTATACTTATACTAATAGAAACGAGAAAACTAATGACGAAAAATTTACTACATACGGTTATGATTAAGCCAGAGGAAAAGCCAATCCATCCTATGGATATAGCAGGACTTGAAGCAAAGATCAAAGAAGGATATACGATTACTCGTGTAGATAAGCATACAACAAAGAAGACTTTTGCTCCATCTACTATTGCATACGGACACGGTGAGTGTGCTAGATATTGGTATCTTGCTTTTGATGGACAAGTGTTTGAAGATAATGCAGATGCCTATGCAGCAGCAAACATGACTGCAGGAACACTGTCTCACGCAAGAATTCAAAATGCAATGATGAATGCTGGAATAGTTAAGGTTTATCGTGACGAAAACAATGAGCCTACAACAGAGTTTAAGATTAAGCATGATGACCCACCTATCTTTGGATACGGTGATGTTATGTTTGATTGGCAAGGAGAAGAACTTATTGGTGAAATTAAAACAATGATGAATGAGGGATTCGAATACAGAAAGGCATCAGGTAAGGCAAAGAATGGCCACCTAATGCAATTACTTATATACATGAAGATTCTAAAGAGACCAAAAGGAGTTATGATTTATGAAAATAAAAATAATCACGAACTTCTTTTGATCCCAGTAGATGTAAACGATCATTACCGTCGGTGGGTAGACCAGGCATTTGATTGGATGAGATCAGTTCGAAAGGCATGGGAAAATAAAACCCTGCCAACAAAAAACTATAGATCAAACTCCAAGATATGCAAGTCATGCCCAATTAAAAAAGCATGTGAGTCTGCAGGTACAGGCGTACTAAAAATAGCGCCTCTGGAGATTCTCGGTGAAGAATTGTAAATATTGTGATAAAAGTTTTACGCAGTCAGTATCTTATCAAATATACTGCTCTGCAGAGTGTAGAGATTTAGCAACAAAAGAAAAAATTGCTGAAAGATATTTGCATTCAAAAAGACAAAAAAGAAGGGGGAAGACAAGGCTCTGCAAGTCTTGCTCTTCTCCTCTCTCCATATATAATGATGACGCAGTTTGTTCTTCATGCGCTATCAATCCAGATGCAGTTACAAAAGCAATGAAAGATATAAAAGGTAGGATAAATGGTAAAAAATAAGTGGGGCCTAGAACTAAAGCCACATAAAATTTGTGCTATTGACGCTAGTACCAATAGCCTTGCCTTTGCACTATTTTCTGGAGAAGATCTTGATTCTGTTGGAAAGATTAACTTTGAAGGAAAAGATGTCTACGAAAAGGTAATGGATGCTGGTAAAAAAGTAAAAGCCTTTTTTGATATTTATGGTGGGTTTGAAGCAATAGTTATTGAGCACACAGTGTTTATGAATAGTCCTAAAACTGCTGCAGACCTTGCTCTAGTTCAAGGAGCGATACTTGGCTCAGCAGGACAGTCAGGCACAAAAGTTATAGGTAAGGTATCTCCAATAACATGGCAAAACTATATTGGTAATAAAAAAATATCAAAAGATGAACAACTATACATACGTTCACAGAACCCAGGCAAGTCAGTATCTTGGTATAAATCTTATGAAAGAAACCTTCGTAAGGAAAGAACAATTAAATTTATCAATACTATCTATGATAGATCTATTACAGATAACGATGTGGCAGACGCTTGTGGTATTGGTCATTGGGCACTAAAGAATTGGGGAAAAGCAATTGGAGTTGACAACTAGCATCATGGCTGCTAAACTATATACAAGTGAAACTTTTATGCGTAAGAGGTACCTTATGGATAAAAAAACACCAGAAGAGATTGCGAAGGAGTGTGGATGTTCCTTGGAAACTATCTATGTCTATCTTGCTAAATTTGGATTAAGGAAATCAAAGCGATGAAAAAGATTAAATATTTTTTATTCATACTGTCACTTGTTGCAGCAGTTGGTATATCCTATGCAACGCTAACTCTAAAAGGAATGCCAGATACTTTTGAAATGGAGGATGATGATGAGTGAAAGCCTAAACATAACAGTTGACCAAGTAAATAATCCATTGCACTATACATCAGATCCATCGGGTATTGAGTGCATTGAGATAACTCGTCATCGTAATTTTAATATTGGTAATGCATTCAAGTATCTTTGGAGAGCAGGACTTAAGGATGAAGCAAAGACCATACAAGATTTAGAGAAGGCAATTTTCTATATTAAAGATGAGATCAACAGGCTGGAAGGCAAGTATGTCAACTGAAGACGATCTAGTTAAGCATCTTGACCAAGTCAACTTGGTAGTGGAAGAATAC